CTGTTTTCTCCCAATCCGGAAGAAACGTATTTATTTCTCCACCTGCAAACCAAAAAATACAGATACATAGTTGACCAGGGCGACGGCGAGATATACCGCATCGAAAAGGACCTCTTAGGAACAACAGAAACACTCGACCCGGAAAACTGGATAAAGCAGTAAAGAAAGGAACATAAAATGCTATACAACGTAAGACTCCACAACTTCAAGGAATACTACAACGACACATATATGGTTGAGGCAGATGACCCGGTACAGGCAAGAGGAGTAGCAATCATGAGGCTGGCAGAAGAAACCGGAACCGGACTCGACCAGTGGGAAATCATAGACGTAGAAAAGAGGGCTTGACAAGCCCTCTTTTCTTAGTACAATAAAAGCAGAAGGGGGATAAAAATGTACGATAGAGCATATTATGAACTGTATAAAGGATACAGAGGGCCGGAAACACCGGACGAATGTGAATATTTCATCCGAAAACTTTACAGACAACTCAAAAGAGCGTATACTGTAGAGGAGGCGAAAGCCATCATAGAAGAAATCTACAAATACAGAAGCCAAAAGGCAGAAATGGAGTTGAAAAAGTGGCAATCATCAGTGTAAAGCAAATCAAGAACGCCATCAAAATCATGACGGACATTCTCGAGAAGCTGGACGAAATTTATCACGCGCTGCACGACAAGGAGGATGACAGCAATGGCAAAACGCACGAAGATGACCAGCAGTAAAGACAAAAAGGTCTTTACCCAGACGGCAAAAAAGACTAAGGCCGTCAACGTAAGCCCGAAGAACATGAGAGGAGGCACTAGACTCTAATGCTTAAGAGATACTACGCAATCTATGACAAGGTCGCCAAGAACTACAGCGGCCTCATCGAATTTCAAAACGACGCTGTCGCAAGCCGGCTCTTCGAAAACCAGCAGAAGAACAAAGACAGCTTTATCAGCATCAAGCCGGAAGATTTTCAGCTGCACTACATCTGCACCATGGAAGACGAAACCGGCGAGATTGTGGACAACACCAAAACGCTGGTATGTGAGGGCAAGCCCAATGAGTGAATTTCGGAGCGCATACAGCGGGCAGGTAAGGCATACGAGCCTGACCGGCAACGGCCGTGAACCTGATTATGAGTACAAGGTAACGGAAGAAGGCCGGGAGCTGGTAAAAACCGGCGAAACAGACGTCTATGCACTCATCCAGAGCCGTCTGGATGAAACCAAAATCGAAAACATCATCAAGCGAGCAACATACGACCCGACTGCACTGGGCAGTCAGGACTGGCAGACCAGCGAGACGATGACCGATATTTCGGACGCACCAACAAACTACCACGAGTGGTATGGGCGTATCAAAGACGCGGAAGCCGAGTTTGACAAACTGCCCATCGAAGTCAAAAACAAGTGGGACAACGATGTGGAAAAATACATCATGGCCTATGGAACCCAAGAGTGGGCAGACAAAATGGGCATAGCAAAACAGAAAGCCGAAGCGGAAAAACCGGCTGAAAAAAGTGAGGTGAAAGAATGAACCGCAACAGTGAATACAACTTTGCACAGAATCCGCAGGTCGGAGTAAGCCGCAGCCGATTCCAGCGCAACAGCGACAACAAAACGACCTTCAACACGGGTGACCTCATCCCGGTCTATCTGGATGAGGTGTTACCAGGTGATACGCACCAAGTAGACGTTGCCTGTGTGATGCGAATGGCAACGCCCATCTTTCCTGTGATGGACAACGCCTTTTGCGACTTCTACTTCTTCTTCGTGCCTAATCGCTTGCTCTGGGAACATTGGAAGGAGTTTATGGGCGAGAACAAGGAAACCGCATGGACACCTAAGACGGAATACAGTGTGCCGCAGGTAACGGCACCAGCAGGCGGATGGGAAGAAGGTACGCTGGCGGACTATCTGGGACTACCTACCAAAGTTGAAGGCATCAGCGTGAGCGCTCTGCCCGGACGTGCATACGGCCTAATCTACAACGAGTGGTTTCGAAACCAGAACGTCACACAGCCGACGCTCGTAGAGGTGACAGACGCAACCACGACCGGCAAAAACGACGGCAGCGCTACCAACGACAGCGCTATCACACTGGCAAAACCTCTCAAAGCAGCGAAAGTGTTTGACTACTACACCGGAGCTTTGCCGGAGCCGCAGAAAGGCGAGCCGATTACCGTTCCGCTGAGCGGTAACGCGCCCATAAACCTGTACAACAAAAATGATGAAATACTGTACAGCAAAGTAAGGCTGACGACTGACGGAGCATACACAGACTCAAAGTATAAAGAGTTAACGGGTGATAAAAATGGAGGAAAAGCGCTCACGCTGATGCTGAGCAAAAACCCGGTCGGCGAAGCCGCCGAAACCGCATTTCTAAAAGCAGACCTAACCAGCGTAACCGCGGCGACCATCAACCAACTCCGACAGGCATTCCAAATCCAGAAACTGCTCGAAAAAGATGCACGAGGCGGCACGAGATACCGCGAGGTACTGCGCGAGCACTTCGGGGTTATCTCTCCTGACTCTCGTATGCAGATTCCGGAATATCTGGGCGGCTACAGACTGCCTATCAACGTATCTCAGGTTATCCAAACCTCTTCGACCGACGGCACGAGTCCGCTGGGCAACACAGCGGCGTTGAGTGTAACCACCATGAACAAACCTATGTTTACCAAGTCCTTTACGGAACACGGATTTATCATGGGGCTCGCAGTGGTACGAACTGACCAGACATATCAGCAGGGCATCGAGCGCATGTGGAGCCGCAAAGGCCGGTATGATTACTACTGGCCAGTACTGGCAAACATCGGCGAACAAGCCATTCTCAACAAAGAAATCTATGCACAGGGCAACACGGCAGATGAAGAGGCGTTCGGCTACCAAGAGGCATGGGCCGACTACAGGTACAAGCCCAACAAAGTAACTGGGCTTTTCCGAAGCAACGCAGCACAGAGCCTCGATGCATGGCACTATGCACAAGATTACGACGCACTACCCACGCTGAGTACGGCATGGATGGAGCAGACCGACACCGAAATGAAGAGAACACTGGCGGTGCAGAAACAGCCAGACTTCATCGCGGACTTCTACTTTATGAACAAGACAACCAGATGTATGCCGGTCTACAGCATTCCCGGCCTCATCGACCATCACTAAGGAAAGGAGAAAGCCGGGGACAAAACCCCGGCTATTTTTGAAAATGGCATTACCAGCCTTTTTAGGAGCCTTATCAACAGGCGCGAAAGTACTGGGCGGCGTAAGCAGCCTCATAAACGCCGGAACAGGCATCTTCAACGCACTCAAAGGCACATCCGGCAGCGGAGCAACAAGCTCAAGTGGATACCAGACAAGCCAAGGCGCAAGCGGCTCAACCATGACCGGCGAAAGCGGCGTAAACATGGACCAGACAAAAGAGCTGGCTAAATACTTTCTGGGGCAGAGCCAACAAGCGCAAGGCATGCAGAGCATGCAAAACAACAAAAACTCTCTCCTGGCAATGGGCTTAAACACTCTGGGAGCTATCCAGCAGGGCGTTTACAATCGTATCCAGCAGGACGCGGCAATGTCCTACAACTCCGCAGAGGCAGCAGCTAACAGAGCGTGGCAGGAGCGCATGAGTAACACAAGCTATCAGAGGGCAATGGCCGACATGAAAAAAGCAGGGCTTAATCCTATACTGGCCTACGCACAAGGCGGCGCAAGCACTCCGACAGGCGCACACGGAACAATCGGGCAAAGCAGCATGAGCGCACCAAGCGTTGGAACGCAGGCGGCAAGTATGCCGACAATCTCCGGCACAATGGCAAACTATAGCCGCCAAAAGGCCGAAAGCTGGTCGTGGACGGACTCGCACGGAGAGCAGCACAGCAGCGGTTACAACAGCTATCAGACGGACTTCCCGGACTTGACCGGATGGCTCAACCAAAACAACAACAGCGGCAAAAGCACAGCAGCTGGAGGCGGCAAAAAAGATAAACAGGGCTTCGGCGGCAGCAAGGGAGGCAGTTTTAAATGAGTTGCGCAAGACCACTCATCAGAGTATACAACCCAAATGACCACAATATAACAGGGTCTATCATGACCTTGGAGACATACAGGGAAAGAACACACAATCCAACAGCAACGTATGAAAGTATCGCATATCGGACAGACGTGATGCTACTGCCATGCGCTTCTTGGGATTCGTCATTTCCAGCATGAGCATTGCACCGAGGGCATATCTATTC